GAAGTAGACAAAGCCGAGGGGGAAGTCCGAGTCGTAGAAGTAGAACTGCGGGAACGACCCGAGATGCTGCATTCGGATGTTGTTGTAGCCCTCCATCGAGCCGATCTCTTTCAGAGGCCAGCCGACGTCATTGGGCGGCGGAGGGCTCTTCTGAATGATCCGGGCCGCTTCCAGCCGGTCCGGGCGAGCAGTGAGATTGAACAGCCCCCCGGGGCCGACAGAGTAGTTGGTGGCCCCGGTCATGGGCAGATCGATGGGGTTGAGGTGGTAGACCATCCACCTCGTCCCCTGCCACTGCGCCAAGAGATCGTTGAGGCTCTTGAAGCCCTTGTTGATCAACGGGGCACTGAGCGTCAGCCCAGTGCCGCTGATGCCGGCGTCATCATACGCCTGCGTGATGATGTCCCGAGCGGTTGGCATGTCACGCGGCCTTGGCTTCTGCCGTCTCCACTTGCTGGCGAAGGAGACCGAGCTGGATCCGCATGTCGTAGGCGAGACCGAGGGCGTCGGCTCGCAGCATGAGGTCGGCCCGCTCCACCTCGCTGTCGGGGGTCTGCTCCGGACGGATTCCGCGAACGTGGTTCCAAGCGTCCATCAGGTTCGGGAACCAGCCGTCGCCGAGCGCTTCCTTCTGCTGGCGATTGCCGACCAGTACCGGCTGATTGGTCGCGTGAAACATCCACATCGGATAGATGTCGACGTCCCCGAAGTCTTCGCGCCACGCGGCCCGGTAGGAGGCCTCCTCGGCGGCGTCCTTCGCGGCCACAGGAGGCGGCGTCATCCGCTTGGGGTATTCCTGTCGGGCGTAGTACTGCTCGATCAGCTCACGCCCTTCGGGGCTGTTGGTCGGCCAAGGGAGCGGTTCCTGCCACCTGACCCGGCAGACGCTCTCCTCCGTCCGATTCGAGACGATGACATCCGGCGGGATCAGAGCCTTCGGGTATTCCCGGTACTCGTAACGGTAATTGGGATTGACGCCCCGGATCATGTTCGGCGGGAGGAGCCCCGTCGGGCGGGGCCGCGTCTGGGACTGCTGGTTAGCGATGAACTGCATGGCGGCGGCGATCATCTCGGGCGTGATCACCGAGCCGTCGGGCATGCCGATATTTTCCATTGTGTGGATCCTTATTGAGAGATTGGGGAGAGGGGTCTGGGGGTCCCTCTCCCCTGAGCGGTCGGGTCGCAGACAGTGCCTACGGCGTGTCTGCTACTACGACTGCCCATTCGGGCCGGACGGCGAGGAAGCCGAAGAGCACGTCCAAACGGTCGATGGCTTGGTCGGTCTGCGGGTTGTAGGCCAAGATCGACCTCATGCTGACGCCATCGAACTGGGCTCGGCTGCGCTCCCAGACACCTTCCGGGAGTTCGAGATCCGCCGTCGCCATTGTGAAGGCGTCGGGGGTGTAGGCGATGTTCTTGGTGTAGATCTCGTTCGGGAGGTTCACCAAGCTGATCGGGGCACTGGCAAGCGGCGATGCCGTCACCGTCTGGTACTGAACCGGGTTGATGCCCGACGGACCCACCAGAGCCGGATAGATCGGAATCGAGGTGGCAGCGGTGAGGACGTTAGCGGTCACCACGAACTGCCGCAGCCTGCCGGTCGACTGACGGGTCAGCCGATTCACCCCAAACACACCGGAGATCGTAATGAAGTCCCCCGCGAGGAGGGTCCCGGTGATGGCATTGGTCGCCAAGATGGCAGTGCCGGTCTGGCCTGCCCCGGCCACTGTGCCGGCAGTGAACGTCCCGGTCGTGTGGTTGATCGTCGTCTGATCCTCGAACCACTTGAACCCGAGGGCGTCGTACATGGTGCCTTCCATGTACTGGCGGGAGATTGTCGGGACCGGGTTGAGCAAGCCGGTCAGGGTGCTCACCATCACCGCGCCCGTGTTCGGATTCATGACCAGCTTGCGGGCCCCCGGAGGTGCCGACTGGTTCATGAGGATGGCGCGGGCCTGCAGTGCCTGCAGTTGGGTGGGATGGGCAATCGCCCCCGCCCCATCGACGTTGGAGACGAAGTTCGCGACCCCACCCTCGGCGATGCCGGCCATGATCGTGTAGGCAACGTCCGCCGTCAAAAACGCAATCTTCGGCGCGAGCACTCTCTCGACGTAGTCGTCGATCTGCATCGTCCGTTCCAGCGAACTGAAGGAGACGTCCACCCCGTCTTGGGTGGCGAGCGTCATGACCACCTGTTGCTCGACGGTGTCCTGCGGCTGAGCCGGGGCCCCGTGGCGCACGGTGTATTCGTTCGGGAGGCGGATCCTCAGCGCGGTGCCGATCTTCGCACCTTCCCGAGCGTATTGGTTGTCGTACTGCGTCGAGATGTTCTGCAGGAAGAAGTTCGTGTTCTTCCAAATCCTGACGGCAGCACGAGTGATCATGCTGATCGTGAGAATATTATTCGGCATTTAAGATGTCCGGTAGCGCCGATGGCTCGACGCAGGAAGTTGTCGCCATGCCTTTCCGGGGCGGCGGGTTCGGGTTCGGAGAGAGCACACCGCTAAAAGCGGCAGGACATCCGGGTCCGGTGCTCGATGCCGGATTACGAGCCTCTCAGCCTTTTACGCCTGCTGGAGGGCGATCAGACTATCGTGCCTGACAGACGAAACCTTCAGGAGAGTGATGCCGCACGAGCATGTGACCGTAGACGACAGTGATAGCGATCTCGGGGACACTGACCTCAACCGGAGCGACCTCTTCTTCGAAGATCAGCTCACGCCTCGGCGGCCAGCTCGGAGCTAACAGCTTGGGGGCCGCTTTGACACGCGGCTTGCGCGGCTTGCGCGGGGGAGCCGGCAGAGGGCTCCCGTAGATCTCGTTCAGCTCAGCCAGCCCCGGAGCTATCTGCGCCTCTTTGGCCCGGACCTGCTCCAGCATCTCGGTAGCCGTTTGCTGCCAGATCGGAGCGTCAGGCGCGTCCCCCACGATGCCTGCAATTGCCTTCTGCAGGATCCCCTGTTGCAGGTAATACTCCGCCAGCGACTGCTGACTGACGAGCGGGCCGCTCTCCCGGAAGCGCTTGATCGCCTCCTTGGTGACCGACTGAATCGTCAACAGATCTGCAGCCATTAGTGGGGTCTCGGCTTGTCGAGGACGCGATCCTTGAAGCGCTGGAACCATACATCATCGGGGACGTCGTCCCCAAGCCCTTCCTCGATTCGCCCCTGTCCGCGCAGCGGTCGCAGCGGCTCCGGAGCCTCCTCGTCCTCTTCGAGCTGCACCCGGGTGCGCTTGCCGTTGGCGGGCTCGGTGCGTTGCCGCGTCCTCACCAATTCGCTCAAAGTGCGAACTTGAGCAGCCGGGGTCTTCGCCAGAAACGCCTCGGCTTCCGACACGTCCATCTCGGCCAGTCGTTTGATCGCCCCGGAGGCCTGCTTCATGTTGCCCTCGAAGGTGTCGATCACCATCGAGACAAATCCCGGGCCCGCGCCATTGGGCAACAGGCTGGCGACGTGATTGCAGGCGTCGTCGAACTCTTTCTTGCCGAAGGCCTCGTAGCCGACGGTCAGGAAGCTCTCCCTGCGGAGCCCCTCGCGCTCTTCAGCGCGGATCCGGACCCGGACATTCTCTTCGGTCTCGGGCTGGGGCCCCACATATTTCTCGGGATGCTCCATGCGGTCAATGCGAGCATTCAGCTCCTCGTTAGCCTTGGCTAGCTGGCGGTTCTTCAGCGCGTACTCGTTCAGGCGCTCTGCCGGCACCAGCCGGGCCGAAGTTGTCTTGCCCTTCGGCTTGCGGGCCTCGACGGCCGCCTGAGCCGCTACATCGGGATCTTCCGCAGGCTCTGACGGCTCCTCCGGGGGAGATTCCTCCTCCTCGGGCTCGTCCGCAGGCGTGTCTTCCCCGGGCTTGGGAGGCCTGCCAGCTTCGGCTGCGATTTCGGCTTTCAGATCTGCGAGCGGATCAATTAGCGCTGCCACGGGTCATCCTAGACGTCCCGAGAGGCTCCCTGTCGTCCAATACCCGGTCTATCGCCGGTTTTGCGGCAAGCTACAGCCTTCCCCTTGCCCGCGCAATCTCTACGACTGAACTACGAAGCCGAAGGCCTTCCAACCCAACAGGAACAAGAGGACGAAGAACAGCAATGAATTAGCGTGAAGGGCCCACGGGAAGTTCGGTCCGCCCCACGTGTACATGGCCCAACTGAAAAACCACAACACCATGAGGACCCAGAACAGGAGGCCGATTGACATTACCGTCGCCCCTTCCCGGTCCGCTTCACGGGGCCGTTGAGGATCTCACTGATGCTCGCCATGTGCTCCGAGGCGTGCTTGTGGACGTCTTTCATCAATGCCTTGTCCTTGGCAATCCGGGCGCTCTCCATCAGGGTGCGGAGAGCGCTCGAAGCCTTCTCCATCCGCTCCTCATCGCCCGTATTTTCCCCGCCTTTGACCTTTCTGACGTTCTTCGACTCGTCCTGCTTCGGTCCGCCGGGAGGAACCTTGCTGAGTTTGCTCTTTTTCGAGGGCGGGGACCCGTCAACGAGGGCATTGGACATGTCAGGCTCCTATTTCTGGTGGAAAATCCGCTGTTCGAGGGTCCCGGGGCGGTCTGGGCGCAGCGTTAGGACCCCACGACCCACTTTGGTCGGCTTTTGACGCATCGCACGCTCGTTGTAGGCCTGCAGATCGTCGTAAATCGCCTCTTTTTCCTTCGCGGAGACCAGATGTTCCGGGGC